TAGGAGCCCACACCCACTTAGTCTCTGAACCTTACCCATGGCTGAAAAAAATCAACTTTAGGGTCTTGGCTGCGGATTGTCCAATCTTCTGAGTTTTTACCGTACAGATGGTCATTACCCTATCCACCGAAATCTTTCGAAGTTCGGCTTGGTATCAGAAGCTCTAAGGAGTTTCCCGCAATTCGAGTGTGTCGCCTGAAGTATCTCGACCGGTGAGATACCCAAACTTGCTCTGCTTTTTACAGAACACTTACGGTCTGATGTAACTCGAACCGCCTGGCATGGTATACAATACCACAATATAATTTTCAGAATGAAAAAGACACCCGGGTATAATTATGCATAAATGGGGCATACCACGCGGCGTGTTTTTTTATATTCAATGTGACACGGCCTGATGGTTTTTGATTCTCAATCAGGAGCTGTTCCGGGAGACAGAAGAAATAATCTGAATTTGGGATATGCACGAAATAAAAGTCATTTTCACCCAATGTATACTCTGAATGAAAGTGATATGAATTCTCACCACCATTCTGTGAAGCAACCTTCTCCTGATATCTTTTTCCATTGACAATGAAATCGTATCGCCTGTGCTGATAGTCTGGATATTCAAACTTGACGTGTGGGAAAAATCGCTCCCTCTTCATTCTATACTCGTGCTCGGTGCGTTGATATGGACTTGATGGTACAAGTGCAGATTCCAATTCAATGTGTTGTATATTCGAATATATTTCAGTGAATTTATCTACAAGGTTCTGTTCCAAGACTTCATTCCGTGCATACTTTCCATTCACAGATATACCTATGTTCTTTTCTGGAACCTCATAGTCACGAAAGACCCAAAATCGATTCTCGGAGACACAGTGACATATAATAATACAATTTGGGTACCTTCGTTTCATGCCAAACATATATATACCATGAATCGCATTACGTGTCGTTTTGAGTTGGACCTGTGCCCATTTATCTTCATTTTGACACAGTGGGCGAATCAAAAAATCAGCAAGACATCCTTCATTCGTTCTTTTGATTGTGAAGTGATTTCCAAGTATCTTTGATATATAGAGTAATGATTCACCCTCTTGTACATGATAATCAAAATTTGACTCTTTCATCTTTTGAATCATACAATTCTTACATACACGACTCGACCCATGTTTAAATGTACACAGCTGTGTAGTATGTTCATGACCACACTGAGCTACATACGTGACTCTATTCCCATTCTTCTCAATCAGCCTGCACCCCTCTGACTTAAAGTACTCCTCCATGCGCTATATTCTACCACGAATTTTATGTTTATATTCATAAATGGCTGACAATGAGAACCTTGACGATATCGAGGAGGATGACGAGGGGATGGACCCAATTGAGTACATTGGGTCTTTTCTTCAGACGGATGAGGGTGAGACCATCACTCAGGTGCTTGACAAGATTTCAAAGCACCTCGAGAACCAGAACAAGATTCTGATTAAGCTTCTGACTGCCGTCTCCAAAAAGGAAAATTAAAAAAAAATGACGCCACTACTACAGATGGCAAGGGGTGTGAAGGTTATTGACAAGGATGTGTCTTCCAAAAAGAAGGATGAGATTCGAAACGAGTTTTTCAAATCATCAGTGCAGCAAATGACCCCTGAGGATTTGGAAAAGTTTCTCTCTGACCAGGAACGTATGCTCAATATTCATTGCAGGGGTGACAAGAGTCTCGCTCTTGTCAATTGCTTCAGACTCTTCTTTGGTACGGATGAACTTGACCAGAATGGGTTCCCGACACACATTGACCTCGATAAGATTGCAGAGATGCATCGTAGGTCACAGAATAGTTACGTCGAGATTCTTCAGCACATTCGCCGTGAGTCTCTCGGTGACACTCTGAGCACGGATGTCAACGGTGACCAGCTTCGTATTATTGACCGTATCGGTCGCATGATTCAGTACCGTTCCGATGCATATGACCAGGTTCTACTCTACGAAAGGCAGTTGAACAGGGTGAATAATCCAATGGTGGTTCAGGCTGACTCTCGATACATGTGCTCAACGATTGAGGATGGTTCCGACGATATGAATCCATACCAGGAACTTCTTCTGTACCTATTCAACCGAACGGACAAGTTGTGTATGAGGCGGTACAAGGGGTACTGCTGCCAGCAGATTGGTCAGACTCGTGCATGGAAGAATGTCCAGACGATTTCCGAGTTTGTGTACGAAAATACACAGAAGGAGACCAAGTTTGACATGTGGAGAAACCTCACCGCAAAGAGCTCGAATACACGGGATGCGATTAAGCACCTGTCCGAGTGTATCGATGTCCAGTTTCCAAATGTCAAGAAGAATCGTCATGTGTGGTCATTTCGTAATGGAATCTTCATCGGGAAGACATGGAACTCCAAGGAGGACAAGTACACGCATGCATTCTACCCATATGACTCTCAAGACTTTGCGATCCTTGACCCGACTGTCACCTCGTGTAAGTACTTTGACCAGGACTTTCCCATGACCAAGTACGCGTCTTGGAAGGATGTACCGACTCCATTCATGCATAGTGTGATGGAGTACCAGAGGTTTCCGGATGAGGTGTGTGACTGGCTCTACGTGTTTGTCGGACGACTCATGTTCGATGTGGGTGAGATGGACCAGTGGCAGGTGATTCCGTTCCTCAAGGGTATCGCTCGGTCTGGAAAATCGACAATCATCACCAAGATTTGCAAAAAGTTTTACGACACGGATGATGTTCGCACATTGTCAAACAATATCGAGAGAAAGTTTGGTCTCTCTAGCATCTATGATGGGTTCATGTTCATCAGCCCAGAAGTCAAGGGTGACCTGTGCCTTGAGCAGGCGGAGTTTCAGTCCCTTGTGAGTGGCGAGGACATTTCAATCGCACGGAAGAATGAAAAGGCGCTCTCTCTGACTTGGACAACTCCAGGAATTCTGGCTGGGAATGAGGTTCCAGGGTGGAAGGACAACTCTGGGTCTGTGCTTCGCCGTATCGTGACATGGGATTTCGTGAGACAGGTACAGGACGCAGACCCGAAGCTTGAAGATAAGCTGAATGATGAGATTCCTCATATCATGCTCAAGTGTTGCTGGGCGTATCTCGAGTATTCACGTCTTCACGCGGACAAGGATATCTGGAGCGTCCTCCCAGAGTACTTCAAGAAGATTCAGAACCAGGTGGCCATGGTCACCAATGCCCTTCATCACTTCCTCGCATCGGAGAAGATTCGGTACGGAGCCGACCTCATCTGTCCACAGAGGATATTTGTGCACGCATTCAACTCACATTGTGCTGAGAATAATCTTGGGCGATTCAAGTTTAACCAAGATTTCTACGCCGGACCATTCAGTTCTCGTGACATTACGGTCAAGCATCAGTCGGGAATGTATGGTGGGAGGCCATTCAAAGACCAGCCATGTGTCGTGGGGCTCGATATCATCACGGATGCGCCAGAATTTTCTGACGACTATTAGATAAATGAGTACGTACAAGAGACCAGTTGTGCGAAAAAAGGGGGGAGGGGCAAGTGACAAGTCACTTGGAACCAAGGTATATGATGAGGAACTCAATAAGGAAATTCAGAGGTTTACGAATCTCGGTATCGTTGGGACATATAACCAGCTTGCCGGTATCGCTCGAGCGAGTCTTCGTGGTAAGAAAAGGGCGGAGAATGAGCGGGCACGAATCCAGAGAAACAAGGAACGAATGCAACTGTTGAGACAGGTGAGAAAATTCCGAGGGGGGAAGCGTTTCAATTACAAACCTACACTTGTGCTCTTTTCGGGGACCGCTGAGAAGAGCGAACCAGATCTCAAGGCACTCTTTATCAAGAAACTTGACCCGATGGTGCATGAGGTGAGTGTCATGTCAGGGAAGACGGTTCTTGCGACACACACACGTGAGTATGGAATCAAGACACTGAGTAAAAGACTTCCATACGACTCACTCGGCTTTAAGGGGACAATGGGTCGTCGTGCATTCTATCTGCGTCTATTCAAGAGTGGAAAGTGTACATTCACAGGTGGGTACAGGGATGGAGCTGTATCACTGAGAAAAGACCCGATGAGTCTAGTGAGGAGTATCCTTGGGACTGTGAATTCGTTTGAACTCAAATATTGCATGTCAGAGATTGATACCGGCTATAGGGTTCGACCAGGTGTACGTCCAGATACTCTCTTTTCTGTTATGGCTGAAGCCCTTCCAAACTATGTGAATCAGATGAAGTTCTCAGCTCCAGTTCCAGGCGCAAGTGAGCAACCCTTCGTGTCTGTCGGTCCAATCCGTGTCTTTCCGAATGGGAAGATGCAACTGTCTGAGTTTACCACTGAAGCAGAGTACTCACGAGTCAAGGCGGAGGCTGGTATCGTTATCAATATCCTGGACGGATTCGGAATATTTGAGAAGCGAAACTCAAATCTTCCCAAGGGGAGAGCGACCCGTGCACAGACACGGTACTCGAACCAGATTGCACCAAATATAAAGAGTCGAGCAACCACGTGTCCAAAGAATCGCAGACCAGTTCCGTATAGTTTTGGGGGTGAACCGATTGGGCCTGGATGGTACGTCGGTGCAAATCCCCAAGGCCAACCATGCTGTTACAAGATTCCAAAGACGAGTAAAAATTACATGCGTCCAAAGATTGTGCAGCGGTTTGCAAATCTCGGAATACGCATACCACAGAGTGCAAAGAATGCATTTGGAATCCAACTCAACAACTCGAACAACCCAGTAAACGTTTCTGGAAAGGAGCCAAATGCACTCAAGTTTTCTATTCTCGGTGACACGATATATTATGGGAAGAAGAGAGCGTCACAGTCTGCCATAAAGAGGGCATCAGAACTCACTGGAAAATCTGGAGACGACCTCATCAAGGTACTCAAGGTGAACCCTATAGGGGAATACTCTGTGGTTCCAAATCTCAAGATTGGTACACGAATGGCTGACCGTTGGACTCTTCCGAGACTTGTTGATGTGGCTCAACGACTCGGAATCACGTATGTGAGCAAGTCTTCATCGAAACTCGATGTCATACTCGCAATAGCAAAACATGCCCCTCTCAACTCTGTACAGCAAAACACATTCCGTGTCGGGAACAAGAGGAACGCAGCGTACATGAAGAAGAGTAACCTTATAAAGAGGGCTATGAACATCTACCGTGTCAATGTGTCTGGTGAAAAGACACTCAAGAATATGATTGCAAAGCTCAAGAGTACTGTGAACCTTCGTACATTTGAGAGTACATTCAAGAATATGGTTCCAAAGAGGTACCACAAACAGTTGTATGCCTCGGCCAAGAACACACTCGTTGGAAAATCCAAGGCGGAGATTCGTAATGTACTGCAGAGAATGGTTGGTGAAATTCCAATCACTCCAGTTCCATTTGTACCACCTCCTATTGCTTCACCAAAGAAGGTGAAGACGAAACCGGGATTCACAAACGCTGAGAAAAATGCTATACGCACAGAGTACTTGAAGAACCTTCCAGTCGAGGAGTGGTCAGAGGCCAACTGGAAGTTTATGCTCAAGAGAAAACCGAATCTGGCAAAGGGTGTGAAACAGGTGAGTACCATGGGTGGTCTTGCACCTATGAATATCAATATTGACCCGAGTGTCGTAAAGTATCTCAAGACTCCAGAGAGAGTCAAGAGACTGTCCGCTAAGGCGAACGTAGAAGTGATGTGAGGTTTATGATTTTGTGCACCGCCGAGTAAATCTTCTGGTCACTCGATACATCGAGAACTTCGAGCTCAACCTGGTACCGGTTCACATCTTCACAATCCTTGTCGTGTGACTGACCCGTGACAATGGTCATGTCAATTCGTACATTTTTACGCAGAAAAGACCATCGTTTTCTCGTAACACTCCTCTGTGCATCTTCATCCTCATCATTCACTGGAATTTCTTGTGCTATGGACAGTCGGATATCAAGTGGTGAGAAGGTGTGGTCTTTGGTGACAATCTTCGTCTTCTTCTGGTATACAGAATCATTGCCGTTATAGATACACCGAACACCGTTTGACCAGTAAAACACCTCATCTTCACTCTCAGTCACATTCTCCCACTCTTTATACTTTAGGAGTCCTTTGAGGATTCTCTCAAAGGACTTTTGTCCCACATTCGTGTCAAAGGTACCGTGATTGACTTTCCCGAGCCGAAACTCAATCTCGATATTCTTTGTATCCCTGTACTTCTTGACAACCTCAGCAAACGTTTCCATCAGTTCCATTTAGAATATACGTGTTTCTATTTTCTAAATGAAGCCGAGTGGGTTACCGAATATGGGTGCAACGTGTTACTACAATAGTGTTTTTCAACTTCTGAGGACAGTGTGTGACTCTGTACCAAGCTTACACGACTTTCTCAAAAAGTACCCGAATTACACCCTCGGACACCCACATGATGCACACGACTGTCTTCTTGACATTATCGACATGATTGGACGCAATGACTTTTACGGGACACGAAAAGTGACGTACACCTTCCCTGGTGGGTCGGAGACAAAGGATGAACCATTCTGCTCAATCGTTGGTCCCTTCCATATAAAAGAGGTTCAGACACTCGAGTCGTTTCGGAACTTTCATCTGGCGGTGTGCATGAAGGAGTATACAGAGTTTCCAAAGTTCATCACGTGGAAGTCACCATCGGGTCAGGTGTCCCCGCCGTTTGACACGAAATTGGTGGCTACGATTCATTATATACCAGGTCACTACTTTGCGTGTGTACTCGATGAAGACCAATGGTACATAGTGGACGACGAAATCGTCATAGAATGTAAGGAACCACCTGGTTACCCGGAGATTGCCTTGTTTATCAGAAACTCCTCGGGTTGAATATTCTCTTTGATGTTGTGCAATGTCCGTATGTATGTTCTCCGGTTATTCGGGTGCACCTTGTCAGGTCTCTCCTTGACAAACACCCATCCATTGTGCTCCTCTCTCTTGCACTCAACTATCGTCCCATCTGGTTTTTCAATGGGTGAATTCTGGATAAACACGTATCCGTGTCTCGAGTCCCATATGTGAAGCTTATTCCCTTGGACAATAAAGTCAATTGTAATGTGCTTCATTGGTTTCCATTTGAAGAGCGTCTCATGTGTCTCCATACGAACTGGTTCGTCAATTGGTGTAAAGATATACCCATCTATATGATGGTCATTCTTTGTGTCATCGTACAACTTTTTAAACTCACAGAGAGGAACCATTTTCTTCACCTTGAGACGTATGCCTCCACAAGGTGGGCCTCGGCTTGCGACAGAAGCCCACTCAAGTCTCTCGTTCAGAGGGAGGTGTGCGGTACGTGTTCCATTGACACGAATAGAATCGTGAGCGATGAAGGTGGTTCCAATGAGTTCTCCGTCTAAAAGAGTATCTTTCGGAATGGCAGCACATATCGTGTACATCTCCATGGCTCGGTTCACGAGTATTCCGTATTTTTTCGACTCAAACACAATACATACGAGAAGGTACCTTACACCATCCGTCTTTTCACACACCATGTACCGATACTTGTGAATGTGTGGAATATGTACCCTCTCAATCGACACTGGATGTGGGCCAGGAAAGACATTTCGATTCCGTGACCCCCATACACTGTGGATATAGTCGAGAGTGTATTCGTATAAATCTGTACCTTTATCGAGTTGATTCATGTGTATAGTATTCATGCGTCTCAAACTTTTATTTGACTTCACTGCAGAATGATACAGATGGTGTATTCATGATGTTCCCGAGACACTCATACGTCTCCATGATGGTCACCTTCGCCTTTGTCCATGCATGAACCTTGATTCCAATCTCCTTAAATTTCTCAAATACGAGGTCAATGTCTCTTGGCAGTTTAAATCCCTTTTTGACCCGCATCTTCTTTTCGACATTTTTACAGTCAACGAGAAATACAGACGGTACAGTGTGTTTAATTGAGTACAAACCGTCTGAAATCTTCTTATCCACTTCGGTGTCAAACACGAGCCCAATCTGCTCGATGGGTTCAACAGACCCATTGAGAATTTCAGTCTCAAACTGTTTCCAGTTCACCTCACCAGTCACTGATGGGAACACGAGAATATCACTGGTCATATCCTGGAATATTTTTTCAAATGAATCGACATCGAGTGACCTCCCATACTCGAACCATAGGAGACGCTCAGATGTCTTTATATAACGATGGAGATGACTTGTATTGTTTACAAATTCAATATTGAGCCGAAGCTGTCTCGCAATTGCAAACCCAGAGAGATTCAAGAGGGTATGAAGTGTACTCACTGCGATGGATTTATTCCGTGTCACACAAACGACATTCACGGTCATGTATTTTCTGCGTTCAAATTCTTTAAACACACAGCGAGTGCATGCTTCTTTGCATCCTTCTCGGAGATGTCATAGTCACCGGAAAGTGTCTGCCTAAGGACAATCTGGTACAGCTCCATTTGCTCAATTTCAGCGTCAAGCTCCGTCTTGAGCTCCTTCATTCTCACCTTGTAAGAATTGAGCTTCTCAAGGAGTTGCTTTGCACGGTCACTCATTCTACTTGTCTATTGCTTCGAAGCTTTAATTCTTTCATCGAGAGACCCAGCGAACCTGAGATTCCCAACGTGGCCGAGAGTCGTCATGCAGTCTGCGAATATAGAACCACCCATTTGTTGCCAGCGACGACAGAACGCATAATCCTCGGAGAGGTACCGACGGGTATCCGGGTCAATCATACAATCAAACACTGCACAATATGTATCGAGGTCTTTGTTCTGATGGTCATTCACACAGTTGAGTTCAGGATACCGTTCGTACATTTTTGTAAAGACATCCCTCTTTATGAGCATGAATCCAGTTGGGCCATCGAGAACCTCTGCGAACCCATTGTCAATCTTCGTCTGTTGGTACTTGAAGTTCATCACGAGAGCACTTGCAAGCTGTGAAACATTCCTCTCATCCCTTCTACGAATCGCGTCACGTGCCTGGTCCCACATGATAACCTTTTTAGGGTACACTGCTACAGACACATCATGACCAGACTGAATAAGACGTACAATAGACTCTGGGTCAAAGTGAATATCGGCATCGATGAACATAAAGTAATCTGCGTCCGTCTTGGTCATGAAACGAGCCACTGAGATGTTTCGTGCACGGTGAACGAGTGATTCATTCTCAGTGGTATCAATCATGAGATGAATGCCATACTTCATACACGTAAACTGGAGACCGAGTATACTCTTTGCATACTCCTCGAGACACACCCCACCATAACACGGAGTACTGAGAAAGAGTTTGACCATTATTGTTTTTCACGAACCAAGTCTCTAACTGTCAACTCAATTTTGTTCAGTGTCGGAATCGAGATACCAGCAGTTGAGCAAATGTCATTCTTTGACACAGTGTCACCGAGAACTGTATAAATCACTGCACATGCGATACCGGATGGAGTCTTCCCCATGAGTTTTGGGTCCCTCTCAATCATCTCACACATCTTGATGCAACTCCTCTTGACAATCCCATCTTGAATCATCATATTCTGGAGAATTCTGATAATCACATCGTGAGCCATCGTCACACGATTCTGTTGGTCACCGACATTCTCCTGAACAATCGTTGAGGTTCTACCAACATCCTTGGTCTCGACACCACACGCTTCGGCAATCTCCTTTGTGGTTCTTGGAAACCCAAGATTTTTACACGCCATGAAGATACAGTTGGCCTTGACACCCTTTCGTACATCACCTCGTGTCAGCTTGGATTCACTAAACTTTTTGTACAGAATCTTCGCCTCATCGATAATAACACCAGTGCATCCAAGCTTTTTCGCAATCATCTCAATCTCATTGTATGCGTGGAAAAGTGCCCTGTCCTTGTGGTTCATTGACATGTGGAAGTGGATTCGAGCCATCTTCTTGTGGCCTACGATTCGAGTACCTATGCTCCAGTCTGAAGAGTAGAAATCCGTTTCAGATGGGCCACCACACCTAGATGGGTCGCTGACATTTCCATCGCCATCGATTCCACCAGACCATTCCGGTTCTTCTGAAATGTAGACGAAATCGACACGTCCACACTGAGTGCACACTGGGAGGTCATTCGGTATGAACACCTTGGAACCACCGCATTCACAAAAGTACTCGGAGTACTTGTCCACCTTTTCACTTCGGGAATGCGAAGGCACGAGGCTGTCGTACTGTGCCCATATGTCTTCAATCGAAACCATCTTATTTGAGTGATGATGGCAGTTTTATACACTTGTTTCGGGCGCACGTTTTTATACCTTGAGGAACATGGAGATGAGGTAGGAGAGGATAAAGAAGACTACGGCGTGAACGAGGTAGTTCTGCTTGGTCAGCTCGTAGGCCATCGGGCTCGCGAGGAGCGCAAAGAGAGCAGCACCCTTGAGTGACGGGAGAATCTTGCACTTCATGCAATCAGTATTGCCTGAGTATCCACTGCAGTTGCACATTTTGATATATGTGGAGAAAATTTTGCTTAAAAAACAAGCCCCTTGGATTCTCAGAAATGGAGAACATTCAGAACATCGATGCCTCTACTATCACCTTCTCTGAGCTGAAGAAGAACCCACGTGGTGGAAAGTTCATCAACATCTCACTGAATGGAAAGCCCATCGTTCTTCGACTCCCTGCACTTCGCGCACCTTTTGGTATCAGTCTTCCCAATGACCAGGTCAAAGACTACTACCTGAGTCTGAGTCTGGTGCCAGAGGTTGAGGAGAAGTTCAGGGACATTGACGAGCATATCATCAAGTATGTGGCTGAGAACTCGGTGCAGCTTCTCGGAAAGACACTCAGTCCTGATGTTATCCGCGACCTTCTTCTCAATCCTCTCGTGAAGACGGCCAAGGATGCCAAGTACTCAAACACCATCAAAATGAAGTGCTCTTCAAACTCTGGCAAGAATGTGGTTGACTTTTACATTTCAAAGACTGAGAAGGTCAATGTGGATGATATTCGCGGAGGGTCTTCAATTGAGACGATTATCGAGCTCTCTCAGATTTGGTTCATCAACGGAAAGTTTGGTGTATCCATCAAGCTTCTGCAGGCTAAGATTGCACCAACGACCAAGCTGACTGACTATGCCTTTGGTGACGATGAGGAAGAGGAGGAGATTGATATCTGATTTCCAAGTACAAGTTGTGCTTTTTCCCATGCCTGAAGTTTCCCTGACCGACCATTACGAATAATCATTTCAATGTATTGACGTGCATTTGATTCTGGTTTACCCATCTTTTTGAAAAAATGCTCAATATTCACGGGACGAGTATTCTTCAGTGAAACCCTCAGTGGGTATGGTTTCGGTGACCAAACCTTGGGTTTACGAACCGGAGACTTCTGAACCTTTGGACTTGCTTTCTTGATATTTTTCGTCTTGAACCGTGATGCCCCCAAAGTTGCTACATTCTTGAGTTTCATGGGTGTAGCAAAACCCTTTGGGAGATTCACATTCTTCTTTGTGGGCTTTTTGGGAATGAACCCAACAATTCTCTGGAAGTTGACATTCTTTATATTTGGGAACATTGACCTCAGGTTCGCCTTGGCCTTGTTCTGAAGCGTCTTACCCTGTGCCCATACACGGAGCGCACGAATCTGGTTGAGTGGGTTCACAGGGGTCTTGAAGAACCCTGCATTCAGGTTCATAACTGCATTCGAACGTGTCTTTGGTTGAGCACGGGGTGAGAATGCACGAAGAAGGTCGGAGAAGGTCAGGTGAATATGTGCGTTGTACGCTGGTCTTCCATGTATGAGTGGTATACCGAGGAGAAGTGTACGAATCTTACGCTTCGTTCCCGGAAAGTCAATCTCTTTAAGAGTGGAGACACTTTGGAGGAACGTGAGTGCATCGTAGAGTTTATGATTTCCTTTGAATATTCCATAAGCCTTCTTCAGTGTTTCAATCCAAGCTATGTCAGTCTCTGTACTCGGGTACTGTGCATCCCATGAGAGTCCAAAGTCAGTGAGTACGAGACGAACTGTATTCTTGTCGTCATCCACGAGAATATTCCCACAGTGAAGGTCATTGTGACGGAATGTAGGGTCACGTTTCGATATCCTGTCCAGAATCTTGAGAACCTGAAGAATCATGAGCTCAAAGTCCCCCTGGGTCAGATGATTCCTGTGTTTCCTGACCCAACTTTCAAAGTCACCTCCGTGGATGTACTCTGTAATCAGTTTATTCTTATTACTCGGGTACACCGTGGGTACACTGGATGGAACAATCTTCTTTATCTTACGCATCAATGCAATCTCATTGAGCAGTGATTCACCGTTGGTTTGAACTTTTCGTGCATATTTGCGTTTTGACGCATTCATGTACATATTGACCATTCCATGTTCACCCCGACCGATAAACACTGTACCTGGAACGAAACTCAGGCCACGTGTGTTATTCACACCTCGTACCCTGTTTGGTATCACAGGCCTACCAAGGCGATTTGCCCACGTGTACATTTTATTAATATACAATATAATAATGGAGGCCCGGATGATTCTGATTGGTGCACTCATTCTTCTGACTCTCTTTATACTTTTCATCGGACGTAGTGGAAAGGCAGAACAGAAGATAAAGGTCTATGGGTCGATGGGGTGTGGGTGGACACGGAAGCAGCTCGATGTATTTGGTGACAGGGCAGAGTTTATAGACTGTACAAAGACCCAGTGTCCGTCATTTGTATCAGGGTTCCCAACGATTGAGCGATCTGATGGAACAATATCTGTGGGATTTAGTAAAGAATGAAACTCTCTGGGTTTGAGGCTGTTTTTGACTCAAAACCGTGGAACAAGGCGGTGAATTCGGATAATTGTTACGACTATGCAATAGGAGACTTTGAGGTTGGTCGGAATGTGAAATCCACCCCAGGTAATCGGTCTGGGTTTCCATCCAACAGCATAAAGATTACAAGTTGTAAAAATCTCCAAAAGCGTATATTAGCTGACAATGGAAAGAATGTGTACAAGTGTAAGAACCCGAACACGGTGTGCAAACGTGGGTTCTACAAGATTATGAATTTCGTGACATCTGATGGGTCTGATTTTCACTTTTACAAGCAAGTACGTGGGGTCAAGTATAAAGTGAAAACCGGTGACACAAGGGAGAGTCTCGCCAGATTTTTCAAAGTGAAGCCATCAGTGATTCCAAAGACTCTCATACCGGGTCGAGTCGTTACATTTCCGTGTAATCTATGGGCACATAAACAAGGATGGGGTGCACCACCCCTCATGACGGATGCACGGGGAAATACAATCAAAGACCCAAGAAAGGCTTCAAGAAAGTATCCTGGTCTCAACTATGACAAATTTTGTGGAGCTTATTGCGTTAGAGCAAATCTCGGAGTGTCTGGAGCCCAAAGTCGTCCAGGATTGAGTGTAATGCCTCGTCTGACGTCACGTCGAAACGGACTTCAGTTGTGAGTGCATCTGGATCAACCAAGTCCATGAGAATCTCTGGAATCTCATCAAGTGTGAATCTGCGTATGGTTCGTGAGTTGTTTGTGCCTTCGATGAGAATTGTGACACGGTACTCTGGTGGGGGTTCAGCGAATACAGCCCGACAGTAAGGGCACGTGTTATTTCCTCTGTTTTTCCATTCGAGGATACATCTTCTGTGGAATTCGTGTGTGCAGGGGAGTTTTTTGCATGGCCCTGTAAGTTCACAGAGGCACACAGAACATGTATTTTCAGGATGTTCAGATTCTGTATGAAGGTGGCACCTGTTCCCATGCTTTACCCTTCGTTTACATGGTTCACCTGTACGGGTCACAGCCCCACATGGATTCATTTATATTTATCAATAATATCTTTTACGACTTCCACCACATCAGAGTCATTTTTAACCATATGTGATACTGGAATTTTCTTATAGTACAGTTCTACGTCTCTGAGATATTCAAGGGTGATTGATTCATCTCCAACCTGTCCTCTCCGCTTTACATTTTCAAAACACTCTTCGATTGGTGTATCTATATAAATTGTTACATCGGGTGTCCACATCTTTTGACCGACATAGTACCACAAGAGGTGGTCTTCAACTTCTGTAACTATACCCTTGTCGAAAAGCATGTCCCAGAAAACGTACATGGCAGAGAGTGGAGACCGTTCGTAAATAATAAAGTCAACAGTGGGATATGTGAGTGTCTTTAGAATTGCGAGCTGAAGTGTCATCGCCCATCTCTTTGGGTCTTTATAAAAGTCGTTCAGTGGCCACTCCTCAATCTGCTCAAATCTCACCGTGTACCCCTGCTTCTTCAGTTCCCTCAAAATCGTGGATTTCCCTGCCCCGATGTTCCCTTCTATACTGATAATCATCTACGTATTATGCACCTGTAAATTTTATACAATCAGGGGAGGGCATGCTCATAGACTGCATGAGCTTATCTGCGTTAGCAATGAGGAAGGAGCGGTACGCGTGACCATCAGCCACCTTGACGTTCGCCTGGTTTGCAATCGAGTCGTTTAGAATACTGGATGCGAGATTCGTTGTGAAGCACCGAGCATCGGCCATTCCAAACCGCTGAGACATTTGTATTGTACGAAGATTTTAAAATCGTGTTCCCTGACCTCGTGTCATTTGAGACATTCATACTCTATATGAAACATGGAGTACGTTCGCAATATTCAAAAGTTCCGTCTGTCCATTCCGGTTGAGCAGAGACCGACGTGGTTCAAGACCACAACTATTACAATGACGGCCAAGAGTGGAACAACTATTGACCCTGATATCATGCGTAATGTATTTTACAAGATTGGTCATATTCCAGTGTATTTCAATGGTCGTAAGACTCCCTTTATGTGGAGGCTTTTTCACTCTGACTTCTACAATCAGGTGAGTATCGGGTACACTGATCAGCTTTCCACGAAAAAGGTGAAGATATTCCCAAATGGGTCGCTCCAGGTTGCTGGGTGCGCTGATATTGACGATTGTAATAGATTTACACAGCAACTCAAGTATCTTCTGAAGATTGTCTACAAGATTGACGTTTCATGTGAATTTTCAATCGTCATGTACAACGGATACTTTTCACTCAACAACACAGTGAATGTGTATAATCTCATAGACACACTCAATCGCAAGGGTATCAAGTTCAACTATGACCCAGACAGGTATGCAGCTGTCAAGGTCAAGTTTGACAAGGTGACTGTCAGTATATTCGTTTCAGGGAGTGTACTCGTGACTGGAACGAAATCGTTCGCAGAGGCGTTGAACGTGTACAAGAAGATTGTCACGACTGTACTCGATACACCTGATGTGTTTATGGAGCGAAACGACATGTCCTCAAAGTTTGACACCTTCCTCGGGTACAGGATTGAGCAGTGGGTCCAAAAGGATGTCCCTGTGTGATGTGTGATTCCGAGAGATGTTTCCCCATGTTCAAATGACACTCGAGGACTATCAAGCGTATGGTGTTCTGTGGATGATAAAGCGCGAAAAGAGTTCACCACGAGGTGGGTTCCTATGTGATGAGATGGGTCTCGGAAAGACGATACAGGTGATTCACCTCATGAAAATCAAAAAGGTTCAGAGGACACTCATCGTGGTTCCAAACTCACTCGTAGACCAGTGGATTTTGGAGATTCTCAACTTCAGCTCGCTCTCCGTCAGTCTCCTGGAGGATGACAAAGAGACGGATGTCGTGATTACCACATATTCCAAGTTTGTTCCGTCGTGTGCGCTCTTTCCCAAGCTATATGCACGTGAGTGGAACCGTGTGATTCTCGACGAGGGTCATGAGATTCGGACATCCAAGTCGATTCGGTATAAGAATGTCTCGATGCTCAACTGCCAGCACCGATGGGTTCTCAGTGGGACTCCGATTTACAACAAAAAGACGGATTACGAAACGCTCAAGAAGTGGGTGTGTCAGGGTCAGCCCGTCGAGGGTCGTCTGCTTCTCAGGCGGACAAAGAAGAGTGTTGGATTGAATGTTCCAGAGTGTGTCTTTGAAAACTGTGAGATGGAGATGTACCCAGAGGAGTGGGAGAGGTACTGCCAGACATTCTACATGTATCAGAATATCAATCTCGATGGTATGACCCTCCTTGAGGCTCTCCTCAGAATCAGGCAACTGTCCATCCATCCAAAAATATTCGACACAGAGTATTCAGGCAGGAGTAAAAAGTTGGATATGATTTTGGAGAGCATCAAATCTCACCCCACAGAAAAGAGTATCATATTCTGTCAGTTTCACAAAGAGATGGATATCATTCAGGATGCATTGAGAATCCAAGGTATAAAGGTGTATCGACTCGATGGGACTGTGGAGATGGAGGAGAGGGACACTGTCATTCAGAGGTTCAAGGCTTCAGACAGGACTCCAGCACCAGTGTTTATCATTCAGATTAAGACGGGTGGTCAGGGACTCAACCTCCAGGAGGCGACTCGTGTGTACATCACAAGCCCTTCATGGAATCCAGCGACGGAGCTTCAGGCGATTGGACGTGCCCACAGGAGGGGACAGAAGAGTACGGTTCATATAAAGAAGTTTGTGTACAATGCGTCAGATTCTACAGCTCAATCCATCGATGAGGCCATTGTGAACTTACAGGGACTCAAGTCAGAGCTCTATGCGGAAGTTCTCAATGACCCCGCGTTAGTTCGCCAACTTCCAAACCTCAGACGGGTCAGCCCCTCTCAGGTGAAGAATATTTTTTTTGTTGGGTAAATAGAAATGGCATACGTTCGTAAAACTAACCGTAAGGTTCGCTCCAATGCTGGTATCAAGCGTGGCCCTCGCAAGTCCAAGGTTCTTGCTCCATCTAACGTCATCGTTGTCAACAACGGTGGTGTTGCCCATATTGAAGCTGCACGCGTCCCAAAGGGTCGTGGCCGCGCCGTTGGCCCCATGTTCATTGGCCCTCTCCGCCCTCAGAACACCCGTAAGGAACGCAAGACCCGCTCCAATGCTGGTATCTTGCGCGGTCCTCGCACTGCCGCAGGTGTTAACCGTATGCTCCGTGCCAAGTACTTTTAAAAATCGAATAAACACTCAGACTCGTAAATCTTCACTTGATGTGCGCGGATTGAGATACCAGAGCGTTCTTTAAAATTGTACACTGACGTCAGCTCAACAATACACATAACATCCTTACCAATCAGGTTCGGAATCTCGTCACAAAAAATGACATCAGAATTTGAATCGAAGAATTGTGTCCTCTCATCGATTCGAACTCTCATGATACCATCTTGTATTAAAGGTGTCCACTCGAATCTCGCGTGATGCTTGTACTCCTCTTCATTCACAGGTGAGTACCCATCAGGGACCACCAACTCCATCCTATCGAATGATATATTTTTACAGTTCATTCGTGGTATCTGCATCTTGATATTCAACTTGACATTACGACTCATGTGAATTCATTGTATTTTGGTTTTAAGCCGAACACATGGTGCATACAGGCTCGACTGTCACTTGTTGTGCCTTGACCTTTGGTCGTGTCCTCAGGTAATACATTCCAGTCTTGAGTCCCTGTTTCCATGCGTACATGTGAATGCTTGACATCCGTGCGTTCGTCGGGTCTTCAACAAACAGATTCATCGACTGAGATTGACACACATATTGACCCCTATCCCGTGCCATGTCGATAATCACTCTCTGACTCAGCTCCCATACAGTCTTGTACAGTTTCTTCAGAGTATCTGGTATACTCTCAATACTCTGAATAGACCCATTGTTTCTCAGAATCTCATTCTTCAACGCCTTGTTCCAGAGACCGAGTTCAATCAAATCCCTCACCAGATACTTGTTCAGTACCACAAACTCACCAGCCAGTGTCCTTCGTACGTAAATATTTGTCGTAAATGGCTCAAAGCACTCGTTGTACCCAAGAATCTGACTCGTGGATGCAGTCGGCATAAGACCAATCAGAAGTGAGTTTCTCAGCCCATGTTCCTTGATTTGATTCTTGAGTGCATTCCACTCATCCGTGTCATGTGATACCCCCCAGAGGTCAAATTGGAGAAGACCCTGGCTCGCTGGACTCCCGTCAAACTTTTCATATCTCCCATACTTTTGTGCGAGTTCACACGACTCTGTGAGTGCGGCAAAGTACATGCGTTCGAAAATCTTCTTATTCAAATCCATCGCCTCTTGAGAGTCGAATGGGTACTTCAAAAGCGCAAAGACATCAGCGAGTCCTTGAACACCGAGTGCAATCGGCCTCGTAGACATGTTTGACCTCTTGGCCTCCTCGACAGGGTAGAAATTCCTATCAATCACATTGTTCAGATTCCGTGTTGCGAGACGAACCGTCTCCTCAAAATCTTGGAAATCAAACGTCCCATTCTTTACAAAGGTGGGAAGAGCCATGGATGCCAGATTACACACAGCTGTGTTGGTTTCGTCAGAATACTCGATAATCTCTGCACACTGCCCAGTCAAAATTCCGTTGAATACACCGTGGTTCCTGAGTGGCTCCGTGAAACAGTATGTTGGTGAGACTCGGTGTGTATCTCGAACGTAGAGAATCTTCTGTGTCATCTGGTTTCCCTTTTCGTCAACCCATGGAAGAAGTTCACATTGTTTCAGGTGACGAGCTTCAACCCGAGACCCATCTTGGAGTATAAACTGGTGTTCGGGTGTACAGAAGAGTGACTTTTCAGAACCATTCACAAGTGTCACCACCTCAACAAGTTCAGACCCATCAGATGTCTTTTGCACAGTCACAGTCGACCACTCGAACCCGTTCCACACATCAACAGTCATACCATCAAGGAGAGCCATCAACTTCTCTCCCTCTCGTGTCTTGACCCAGGTCTCGGGTGCGACACAGAGGTTGCTTGACTTGATTGTCCCGATATTCTTCTGGTTTGATTTGATATTACACTGGTCTTTGTAGAGAATGTATGGTGTCCCAGTCTCAACTTGTGACTTGATGATACGAACCCAGATGTCTTGAATCGGAACAGTCCTTCGAGCCTTTCCTTCACGTTCATACCGTGTATACAGTTCCTCAAACTCGTCACCGTAGACATCAGAGAGACCCTGTGCCTCATTGGGACAAAAGAGGCTCCACGGCTCATTCTTCTCCAGTCTCTTCATGAACAAGTCAGGAACCCAGAGGGCGGTGAACAGGTCACGACACCGTGACTCCTCGTCACCCTGGTTCAACCTGAGTTCAAGAAACTCAAAGATGTCATCATGCCACGGTTCGAGGTACACGGCGTATGACCCCTTTCTCAGTGAACCCTGGTTACAGTACCGTGCATCTGCATTCAGTGTTCTCAACATGGGGATGATTCCATCAGAGTGACCACCATTCCCAAAGATTTTTGACCCCTTGGCACGGACTGGATGAATGTGAATCCCGATACCACCCGCATACTTTGAAATCAATGCGCACTGCTTCTTCGTGTCGTAAATGGCGTCAAGAGAGTCTCTCATTTCGACCAAGAAACAGCTTGACATTTGTGGTCTATGTGACCCAGCGTTGAAGATGGTTGGACTGGCATGTGTGTACTTCTTGAGGGACAATGCATTGTATGTATTCACAATCGAGTCAATGTCCGGGTCAGCAACCGCCTGTGCCACTCGCATGAACATGTACTGAGGAGTCTCACCTGGTTTGAGGTATGACTTGAGAAGGGTCTTGATTCCAAAGTAGTCAAACAGATAATCTCTCTCATGGACAAGGTACTTTCCATACTTGGTGCGTACCCCTCTGTGATTCTTTTGAATATTGCTCACCAGAATTCTCGATGCGAGCGTCTCGTAATCTGGATGTTCTGTCATCATTGAAATTGACACGTCAGCCGAAATCTCGTCAATTTCAGTGGTGCTTATACCATCTCGTATACTCGAGAGAACCTTCTGTGCAACAACATCTGGTTTGATATCGAGACCATAGCAGAGTTTCTTCAGTCGCTCAGTAATCTTGTCAAACTTTACATCCTCTGTCTTCCCGTTCCGCTTAATCACTCTCATTTAGATTCTGAACGTTTTTAGTTTTTAACCAATTCCTGAATTTGGGTCTTACACTTGTCCATCTCCGATACTGTATACAGATGTTCCCATGAACGAATGTCCCGAGTGTACACATCAACCATGTATTCATATAACTTTTCTGCATCCGGAAGACCCCACATATGCTCCTTCTTGAACAGGAAATCATCTGCACCAATTTGAACCTTTGTGCACGGAATCATCCACGGGGTCTGTACATACTCCTTGGTTGCTCCATACTCTTGAATAATCACCGGTTTACCTCGCATCGCCGCCTCTACTGCACCCATACCCGCACCCTCTGAGTGAGAGCACGACACGTAACAGTGACATGAAGAGTGAAGATTTTCCATTTGCTCATCGCTCAAAAATTCATTGAGTATATGAACATTCGGTGCATCGATTGACACCTTCCATCGGCAGGTTGCCTTGAGCACGAGAGCGACGTTCATATCCTTCATCCGTGCAAATGTGTCAATCAGCATATACATATTTTTTCGATTGTCAATGATGTTCCCAATATGATAGAATACATACCGACCCTTGAGACTCTCGTGAAGTGTCCATGACGCAACTGGGACTACGAGTCTCGGAAATGCATACAACTTCAATACCTTCCACTGTGCCTCTGGGAACTGTTTTGCAAGGACATTTGCACAAAATTCACTTGATGTGTAAAATGTTTTTGAGAGTTCTAGGAGTTTTCCGTACGCCTCATTGACTGGTTCAGTCTCGCATATGGTGTAGTAAATCATTCGTTTACATTTCTTTTCATATGCATTCATCATTGCGATGAGACCATCGATGGGGATGACAAAGGCAAAACCCACGTCATAATTTTTATCAAGTGGGTACCCGAGTTCAACAAAGTCACTCTGACACAGGGTTGCCCACTTTCGGGTCACCTGTCCAATTCCAGAAATCTTAGGTGGACCCAGAAAGACGACACTCTTCATTGACCATACGGTGCACAAGTTCTCTAAAACTGATTTTAGGTATCCACCCGAGTTCCATACAGGCCTTTGTTGCGTCACCAATGAGAATATCCACCTCTGATGGCCTCAAAAATTCTGGACAATTTCCCTCGAGAATACACTGTTTTCCAGTCCATACACTGTCATCTTTCCATACATAGTCAATTCTGAGATATGTGAGAGCTTCATCGATAAATTCACGAACTGAGTGCGTCTGTCCAGTGGCGAGTACATAGTCACTCGGGGTGTCTTTCTGAAGCATCAGCCACATACCATATACATAATCCTCAGCGTGACCCCAGTCCCTCTTTGCATTGAGATTTCCAAGGCGTAGTGGCCACTTCCTATCATCTGTAATTCCCTTGACAATCTTTCGTGTCACGAAAAAGTCTCCACGTCGCTCCGACTCGTGATTGAATAGGATTCCGTTGCATATGTAGAGTCCGTAGCTCTCTCTGTAATTCTTACACGCCCAGAATGCAGAGAGCTTTGATACACCATATGGGCTTCGAGGGTAGAATGGAGTATTTTCAGTTTGTGGAACTTCTTGAACCTTTCCAAACATCTCAGATGTACCAGCCTGGTAGAACCTGATTCGGTATTTAAACTCGGATTGTTTGATTGATTCGAGCCACCCATAGACTGCAAGTGCATTCGTCTGGAACGTGTACCAGGGTTGGTCAAATGATGTCTGAACATGCGACTGGGCAGCGAGATTATAAATTTCAAGGATATCACATGACTCGGCATACTTGTTTACAATCGAGTTGATGCAGAGAGCATCATTAAGGTCATACTCGACAAGCTGGAACTTTGGGTTCTTGAGTACATTTACAAGTCTCTCAGTCGTGTTTGTCGAGCTTCTTCGAATAAGACCAATGACATTGTACTCGAGTTTGATGAGAAGTTCACTGAGATATGAACCATCTTGTCCAGTGACCCCAGTAATCAATGCAGTACGAATCATTTATTAAAAAGATGTGAGTATTTTTAATTAATGACTATCATTTGTAATTTGACTACAATTCCACCGAGATTCAACAAGATTCAGACGGTGATTACAAATCTCCACAAGACTGGACTCTTTGATGACATTGTGATTCATATTCCAAAGGAGTATTCCCGTTTCGGAAAGATTTCAGATGTTCCAAAGTTTACAGAGTGTACAGTGAATCTTGTTGATGTTGATTATGGTCCAGCAACCCGTATCGTGTATGGTCAGGGTGACACTGTAGTATGGTGCGACGATGATACGGAGTATAATGACAGAGATGTAAGGTTCCTACTCAGACAACACATAGAGACTGGGAACATCTGTGGTGGGTCTGGGTTCAATTTCAACAAGTATTTTCAAGGTGATTTTTCAAAAACACCAGGGATGAGTGTCCAGGTATTGGAGGGGTACGGTATGGTCATATGTTCAAAGAAACACTTGGACATGGTTCGTGAAGAAGTCAAGTCACTTACAAAGTTTACGTATAATGATGATTTGATATTTGGAAATGTCACAGAGAAGTACAACATCCTAAAGATATGCCTCCCTTGGGAGATTAAACAGTATGAGTATGGATTCGGGTCAGATGCACTCCATTTTAATAACGGTGAGAAGACACATCTACACTCCAATAAGAGAATTCTAGAGACGTTCCGTAAAAATAACGTCATGTACTTCAAACCATATGTGTCATATGCAATTGGGGTGTGTAACGAGTCACTTGAACTCGACAGTTTGTTGTACTGTCTGGACAAGACGATTATACACTCGGACGAGGTCGTGGTTCTCATTGACACGAAGAAGGTGACGCCACACGTGTACGATGTCCTCGAGAAATATCCATGGGTTCGTATATGTAGAAGGGATTTTGACGGACATTTTGCAAATCACAAGAATTACTTGACCAGTCAGTGCAAGGGACAGTACGTGTTTAACATCGATGCAGATGAGATTCCGAGCTGTGGAATTATTGAGAACATCTATAGACTCATAAAGGCTGACTTGATATTCATACCACGTGTAAATATTCTTCCCGGTGCGACACAAGAGTTTTTAAATGAGTGCCAGTTTTCAATCACACAAGAGGGATTCATCAACTGGCCGGATTACCAGGGGAGGATTTATAAACAGACGCTCCAATGGGAAGGTGACCTTCATGAGAAGATTCAAGGATTCAAAACAACCGGACAACTTCCAGCACATGCACACACATCGCTGTGGCATGTGAAGAGTGTACAGAAGATGAAGGCACAGGCTGATTTCTACAAGTCACTTAAAACCAGTGCACCTTAAAAACGAAATGACACACATTTCTCTCACAATCCAGCGCGATATGTACGTGGCAAAGTATGCACAGGCCACGAGTGAGTCGGAAAAGAATTTTTACATGAACGTTGTACTCTTCATTGATAGTATCATAAAGAACACTGGTGTTGATACACTTGACTGCATCCCGGAAGGCAAGAGGTTTCTCTCTGGTCTATCAAAGCAGGATATTCTCGACAAACTTGAAAATCCTGTTGTGATAGAGTACAATGGTGAGCGTGACATCGATGATGACAGGGAGGGGTCACTCAAAACACACTGTGTACAGATGAAGGAGCAAGGATACTCACTCGTCGCGTGTGATGTGACGGGTCAATATGCATTCTTTGTTCGTGACCCACCAGAGGATATACACGGGGTGGATGATATTCGTCTCCTGTATCGCAGTCTCATGCCTTAACGAAAACGAGTTGGAAGACATGGTTTCAGGGGAATTTGTGGTGGATTTGATGGGTGCCACGTGAGCCAGTTTGACCAGTCAAGATATTCGAATGACTTGTATCCATGAACCTCTGTGAGTATACGAAATGGGTTTGTTTTGGGGGTTAGGTTTTCATCATTGTGCTCAAACATGATGATTGGGTGAAATGTATCAATAGTTCTCTTTGCTCCTCGGAGAACCATTGATTCTGCACCCTCGACATCAATCTTCATGAAATCGCATCCAGTGAGTTTGAGAGAGTCCAATGTAATCATCTGAATTTCTTCTCCACCTTCACCAAGTGCAAGTGAACCAAGTGAGACTGTGTTTGAATCATATCTACGATTTTCAATCGGTTCCATAGAACACTTTTTACATTCTTCACCGAGTGCGAGATTGTAACACGTCACCTTTTTCTTCGTGTGCTCGTTGAGGTCTACTGTGTTTTGTAGCTTAGAAAAAAGTCTTGATTGAGGTTCAAAGGAATGAATAGCAGCATTCTCGGGTGTCAAAAAAGAATATGCCAGGGTATGATTGCCATTGTTTGCACCAATGTCCAGCACAATGTTGGATTTTTTCAGAATTGGAGCCAGAGGCCCCAGGATGATATGTTCCTCAAAGACATTTCCGAACATGGAATGATTTCGTATCCACGCGTCATCCTCACAGACATCCAGTGTACCCGCAAAGGTTTTGACGAGCATTTCATTTTTAATGATTTGAGTCTTTAACTAAAACTCCTCGTCGAATGTAATACCAGAAGAGTCCATATGCTTTGAATACTCTCCAACTCTCTTTTCAAAAAAGTTTGTCTTTCCATCGAGTCCGAGTGTCTCCATGAAATCGAATGGATTCTCTGAATCCCATATGGTCATGTATGAAAGTTGTTTCAAAATTCTATCAGCTACATATTCTATATATTGTGACATTTTGTCAGAATCCATTCCAATGAGTTTACACGGAATCGCTTCAGTGATAAACTCCTTTTCAATCGCAACTGCATCCTTGAAAATCTTGTGCACCACCTGTGTACTTGGTCTATCATTCAACTCGTGGAAGAGTTCAATTGCAAATGCCAGGTGCAGACCCTCATCCCTGCTGATGAGCTCATTACTGAAGAAAAGTCCAGGCATATCTATTCCCCTGTGCTTTAGCCAGAAGATGGCACAGAAGCTTCCTGAAAAGTGAATCCCCTCGACACAGATGAACGCGAGGAGACGCTGCACAAATGGAATACTCGAGTCGAACCATTTGAGTGCCCATTCAGCCTTCCGCTTCACACACGGAATTGTCTCAATTGCATTGAACATCTTGTCCTTTTCACTGAGGTCTGATATGTACTTTTCAATGAGGAGAGAGTACGTCTCACTGTGCACCATCTCATTGAAGCTCTGACACGAGTAGAACGCCTTAGCTTCATTCCATTTGACGTCTTCTGAGAAGTTGATGTTTACATTCCTATACACAATCCCGTCAGACCCAGCGAAGAATGCAAGCACCATTGAGAGAAAGTGTTTTTCATCCGCACCGAGTTTTTCCCACCCAGATGTATCCTTTGAGAGGTCAACTTCTTCCGCTGTCCAAAACGAAGCCACGAGGTTCTTGTAGTGTGCCCAGAGGTTCGGTTTCGTGAGCGGAAAAAGTGTGTACCCCATTTATAAATTTGGCGCATAAAAATTTTAATGGAGAAATACGTGAATCAACGGCTGGCTCGACATATACGCAAGTATGGATTCAATAAAGATTATTCTGATCACGATGACCTCACACTTGAAACGTTATTGGAATTTCCAATGGATGATTGGGACTGGAGTTCAGTGCTCTTTCATTCGAAATGTACACTCAGGTGGATTCTTGCATTTGTGAATAAATCATGGCCGTGGCATGACCTCCATCTGAATGACCATTTCCAGGTGGAGTGGATTCACCACCTGTACGATAAACCATTGGATTGGCATTCCATTTCCCGCATTGATGACATCCATGGAATGGTTGTACAGTACCCATACAAGGAGTGGGACTGGAGAGCCCTCTCAATAAATGTACCACTTGACATTCTTGTCGGGAACCCAGACCTGCCATGGGACTGGTCGACTGCAACTATACTTGGAAATATCACAGCGAGGGAGATGTCTCAATATCCAACTCTCCCATGGGACATTCCCAATCTTCTATTCACCGACATCACAGATGATGAGATTCAGTACTTTACAATCTTTCGCGACCGATTTGATGAAAATCACTGGATTGACTTTTCAAGACATGCAACATGGGACATTGTGACTAAAAATATGGGGTTCCCATGGGTCTTTCAAAATATACGATTCGACAGAATTCTCGATGAATCAGACTTTGAAAATATTCAAAACATCGGGTATACAAAGTTCAATTGGTCAAAATTGACACGGTGGGTTGATTGTGACGTTATCCTGAAATACAACTATTATCCATGGAGATGGGACATCTTACATCTCAATTCAACACTCGAACTCATACAACTCGATATGATACATGATATGAATTGGGCACAGGTGTCATGCGAATCTATTGAGAATATCATTCGACGGTGGCACTCTGCCTGTGTTATACAACGACAATGGAGACGATGTGTAACAGACCCAGAGTATCAGGTGTGTCGAACACTTATTCACAAGTTTTTGAATGAACTTAACGAATTTATCAATGGTCGTTAAGCAATGATGTGATATCGTTTTGTGCACGGGAGAATATATAATCAATATCTAGATAAAGCATTTCAAGTGTCTCTGTCAGTATGTCATTGTATGAAAAGTCTGGTTCAATCTGTTTACAGTATCCCTCGAGAAGGGAATATGACCGCAGGAGAGAAATTGTAACTGGGTCAAGTTGTATGGGAATCTTATCTTGTATCTCATCTGGGTCAAATGAAAATGAGCTCACGTCGAGTGTATCGATGTACTTTAAAAATTTTTCAATAAAGAGTTCTGCCACATGTTTATTCTTTATGACCATACCCATGTTCTCCATCGTGGTCAACAAAGCCTCTTTATTCTTGGCTTGAAGGTGGTACACAAACTCTCTCATGTACTTTCTGTACTTTGACCCAGTGATGATAACATTTCCAAGGTCGTACAACACGACTGAATTTCCCTTGCGTCCTATATTCCCACTGTGTAGGTCACCATGAACACGGTTCTCGTAGAGGAGTTGGTTGATAAACACACGAATAAGGTCTCGAGCTTTCGTGACTCTCCCGTCGGATTCTACAAAGTCCATTGTGATGAGCGAGTTTGATGAGTACTCTGGATACACACGTGGAATAATCACCTCGGATGACAATGAGTACATGTCCCCAAAAAGTTTGAGGTTCTTGATTTCATTCTGAAAGTCAAACTCTTTAAGCATTGATTTCTCAAAGTCAAGAATGAATGATTGAGGAAAGAAGAACCCCATACACATCTTAATCACACTCATATCTTCCATGACACTCTTTTCCACACCTGGTTTTTTCACCTTGAGTGCAACCATTCTTCCATTCTTCAAGTAAGCTCGGTGAATCTGGGCAATGGATGCTGTAGCTACTGGTACAGTGTCTATATTCATAAATATATCTTTTGGGATACTCGGTTCTATGAGAGACCACTCAATGGGTTTTACACGGTCTTGGAGACACTTGAGACCGTCAGAGAGTTCTTGACCAAATATATCTTTACGGTTTGCGATGAATTGCCCAAGTTTAATATATGTTGGTCCAGATGTTTCGAGTTGTTCCTTCACCCATTGAACCTTTTTTTGTTTTGGAATAATGGCGTACCCTACCCCTATAATTATCGGTCTCAACATTACTCCTTATCGGTATTTTTATCATCATCATCTGGCGCCTGAAATAGGTCCTTGAAAAACTGAACCTCCTCACGTGCAAGCTTCTTTGCATCCTCGTGAATCTTCTTCAGTCTCTCAATGCGCTGGGACTCAACCTCACGTCGAATACGACGAATCGATGGAACTGGCTTCTGGACACTTGCAATCACAAACATTTGTATTGAGCACTGAAAATAAAATTTACATTTCCGTGTAGAACCTGAGAACCTCCTTAACCACTTCAGACCTCACGACATCATCCTCTGTAAACTCAATGTGCTTAATCAGGTCTGACTCACCGAGACGACATATGAAATCGATGAGACCATTCTTCTCAAACCCTCTATCATGCTGTCCAGTGTCTCCTGTGACCACGAGCTTGGTATTCCTCCCGACACGGGTCAGGAGCATCTTCATCTGATTTGGTGTCGAGTTTTGCATCTCATCTGCAATAATCCAGCAATTATCAAAGGTTCGACCTCTCATGTACGCAAGTGGACAAATCTCAATGTGAGATGGTTTGACACGGAGAGGGTCAATGACATCAAACAGTGGTCTCGTCCATGGCTTCATCTTGTCATCAATCTTACCTGGTAGGAATCCGTGTTCCTCATCAACTGTGACGGCTGGTCGGGTGATGACGAGTTTCTGGTACTCACCGTGATTCACTCGAATTGCACCCATCTTCGTGGCCAGGTATGTTTTTCCAGTACCCGCTGGGCCAGTCGCAATCACAATTGGAACACGGCTCATGAGAAGCTGAGAATACATCTGAATATAAATATCTTGATTCATTTAAATGTATTCTCAGAGAACTCCTTTGTATACCGCATTCTTTGAGCAGTCGAATGTTGACCATATAAACAGGATGATTCAAGATGAGGTTCGTGACAAGACGAATATCCGTATTCACCCACAAAATCAGTATGACCTGTTTAATCTCATGCAGTCTGTGTATTCTGTGAATAATGTGAATCCTACCGAGGGTATCCGTGGTCAGGTGGATTGGATGAACACTCTCGTGACCCAGAAAGCTTCACGTCAGATTGTGAGTGGAATCATGATGAACCAACAGTACCAGAATGATATCCAGAGACTCCCTGTACCTCCGACACTTCCAATCAGTACGACGCAATATGGTAAAAAATTCAGCACAGATAGTAGGCCAGGATGGTAAATTACAAACACTTGTTCATAGCTACATTTTCATCCATGTGTGTCTCACGTGTGTTTGACATTTTTATAGATACATTATTTCCCAAGATTACAAAGGAGCACAGAAAAAAGTATGAAGCAATGATAATTCTCGTCATATTCGTGATTGTATTAAGGTTTTTTGACTCAAAATAATCAATGAATACGTTCAAGAACGAGACTATGGTACTGTGTCACGAGAAGGGGTGGGATAAGGCGAATGTAAATACAGTGTGGCTCCTTTTTACAGAGGAGATTGGGGAGCTTGCGTCGGCGATTCGTCAGAGGCATAAACACTTTCGAAAGAATACAAAACGGTCGTCAGACATTACACATGAGATGGGGGATGTATTTAGTTATCTGTTTCAACTTGCATACATGTTGGACATTGACCTCGATGAGATGTGGCACATTCACAAGGAGAAGATGGCCAATCGCAATTATTTCTCTGGTTACATATAGATGGATTTGAGGAGTCTTGACCCCTTTGTCAATGACCCACCAGGTCGTAAAAATAATTTGTACAAAACACAACTCCTCCCAACAAGTTCAGGAATAGTGGAAACTCCAATGGTGGGAAACGATGAAAACTTTATCTGCACCGAGGCGATATCAACTGGTCCAGGTCTACAGAATTCATGTCTGGGTTCACACGGTGTTCCAGTGAACATCGTGCCACCCAGACGTGTTCAATTCGATATCAACGTGGAAAATGCACGGGATGAGTACTATAACAAGACCCACCAATCACTCTTCTCTGTCAATAACCCAGTCACACTCGTCATACTCGCAGTTCTCATTGCACTCATCTTCCTGAATTTCACAAAGCGGTAACTTCTTACGCTCACAAACACGGGTCCAGAACGCTTCAAGAATTTGATATGACTTGTTGAACCACTCACGGTCTCTCGGTATAGATTGTATCTTTAACGGAAACCCTGGTTTGTACTCAATGTAGTCACACACATGTACATTGAGTACTTCCATACAGAGCTGTACCTGTGGTATGTAATAAGATGGAATCTCCGAACGAAAGTCACCCGTTGGACACTTGATTTCAATCAACTTTCCAGTCTCGGTGACCCCGTCTGGACTCGCTGCGAGCCATGGTATCGTCTCATGAGGACACAACCCAACTTCGTGCACCTTTTCTGACATGACATGCTCATACACCTGTCGAGCCTCATCCTCATACTTGACTCCGTGTGCCATTGACTCACGAGACTTTTGAGAGAATCGCTTCTCCACACCAAGCTTCTTGTACAAAATATCGTCAACCGTGTCGAAACGACTCATTCCAAGAATGGCTGCTACATCAGTCCCGGTAATGACATTTTTACGCATTGCAATCCACTCAGGAGACCTCTGAGCCGGAGCTCCACTCACCCGTGTCAAAATGTGAATCGTTTGTGGATGCATTTGAGAATAGGGCCGGGGAGTTTTTAATAAATTCATGGGCAGCAGACTGTTCCGCAGCCTTTTTGGTCTTTCCATACCCGAATGAAACATTTTGGCCACAGATTGACAGGCAGACGAGAAATTCGGGTGTGTTTCTCACGATGGTGTACACGGGAAGATGAATCTTACTCGACTGACACCAACGCATGACGATATCCTTGTAATTGTCATCCTCAAAGTCAATTTCACGAGATAGTATATGTCTATACACAAATTGTTTCACATGTACAATACCAAGGTCTATGTAAATTGCACCAATCAGAGCTTCAAACACATCTTCTAAAATCTTCTCATTCGTGTTCCAGTTGTACCGTAGACCCTTGTCATCCATAAGAATCATATCACCCAATCCAAGTTCCCTCGAAATCAATGAGAGCGTCTTCCCACGAACAATCTTTGTCCGAGCCTTTGTGAGAAACCCCTCTTGCTCCCCTTTAAATATATCAAATAGGTGTTTTGTGACTACAAAACTCAGTACAGCATCGCCGAGAAATTCAAGTGTCTCGTAGGACGACTTTACTGAGTATTGTTTGAGTGCACTCTTGTGTGTAAATGCGGTTTGATAAATACTTTCATCATTTATACGTGTACCGACAATGTGTTCAATACGTTTCCTATCAATCTGTGGAGCATTAAGCATTTAATATATAGATTCTATTATTTTTAAGCCTTGACACGTGGCTTTTTCTTCTCGACTGGTGGAGTCGTCTTGACATAATGGGGTGCAAGGTACTTCTGAAGCTTCAGGAATGTCACCTCCTCACCCTCTGGTGGGTTGAGGAGTGCACGGAGCTTGTCGTCAAGCTGAATCACCTGACCATTCTTGAGGTTATTGTCAGAAGCGTACTTGTTCACAGCCTTGGTCACATCAGAACGAGAGATGAGCTGATCGGCATTAAGACCGAGGAATGCACCGAGTACGGCATCAACCTCGATGGGCTTCTTGAAACCGTTATTCTCAGAGCGAGCCTTGGCCTTCTCACCAGTCGGGTCCTCAAGAATCTGGCGAATCTTACGGACGTCGCGGTGAAGAGACTTGATGTCAGCAGCAAGAGACTCGATGGTAGCCATTCTACTATTCAGGAGTACGAGCTCTTTAATTGAATTAAAGATGAAGGTCTATGATAGAATAGATGGAGTTTACTGTTCCACAGAAGCTTGTCGACGGCCGCTACAGTGTTTCCACTGTAGGCGAATGTGGTCTATTCACCCTCCGTGAGTGTTTCGTAACACCAGGTTCGGATGAGTGGACTGTACGCGTTCCTGATGTCAAGTTTATCGATGATATCGACCAACAGATTCTCGACTGTGCCGTAAAAAACTCAACCGCTTGGTTTGGTCGGGAAATCAATAGGGACACTCTAGCACAATATTATCAGTACTCGCTCGAAAATGGAGCACTACAGGTGAACCTTGACACGAATGCACGTGGGAAGGTGACAACCACCATATTTGACCAGAATAAACAGGTGGTGAATGAGGTGTCTCCAGATACACAGTGTGCCGCACTTGTGAAGCTCGATGGTCTCTGGTTCCTCAAGAGAACTTTCGGTCCAGTATGGAAGGTGATTCAGTTCCGTGTAAAGAAACAACCTCAGCCTGTGCAGTGCCTCATTCATGATTCCGACTCTGACGAGTGAGAAACTTTTTTACCAGGGTATAATAAATGGCAAATATTGATGCCCGGGTAATCTCAATTGGTGGAGTCATTCTTCTCATGGTACTCTTCTTCCTTGTACCATACGTTCTCCGTGCCAGTGCAAAGAAACTTTCATCTTCGTATGATATACCAAACTTTATACAGATGGGAAGCCAGAATAAAGTCCAGACTGGAAGTATTCAGGCACCAAATATGATACAGTCAACTACTGCACCGATGGGTGGGTCTGCTGTGAGCACATCTATGCTTCCCAAGGAGATTCCATCTCAGGAGGACTTTGGCAACTTCTCTCCAGAGGTTATCATGGCCGGTCAGAACTACCTCGACCCACGCTCACAGATTGGGTACCCAGAGACTCTCGGTGGTGTCCTCAGGAATGCCAACTATGACGTTCGCTCCGAGCCACCCAATCCCCGTGTCCCAGTGAGTATCTTCAACAACAGCACTATTGTTCCTGATATGATGCGTCCTCAGTTTGAGATTGGTCGTTAAAACAATTAAAAAATGAGCTCCTTTTTTATACATGTCAGACCAATTTAAAGATGCGATGAATGCTTGGATTACCCTCAAAAAACAGATTGCGACTGTTCGTGCGGATATGAAGGTTCTCAATACACAGGAGAAGAACCTCCGTACATTCATTCAGGGTTTTATGAAGGAGCAGAAGATTACGACGTGCAATGTTTCAGAGGAGAATGCAAAGGTGAAGCTCAATACCCGTTCAGTCAAGACACCATTCACTCGTGACCTCGTGCGAAAGGCTCTTATGAAATATTTCAGGGGAGATGAGACTTTGGTTCAGCATGTGTTTGATTTGATTGATGAGGAGAAGGAGACGGTTGAGAAGGATTCAATTAGTTTAAAAATTTAATGCACTGAATGTATATACACAATGAAGCGCACGGAATATGTCGATGACGTCATTCTGTTTACAGGTGAGGATATTGAAACCACTATTCACGACGAGTCTGAAGAATCATTTGACCCAGACACACTCGATTGTGAATCATGGCAGGATTGGTACTCAGATGACTTGTTGAATCTCTTTTTCGAACTCGAGGAACAGGGTCTGGTTATGAAATTCAATGACCTATGTAATTTTATGTATGACAATAGAAAGAATGATGGACTTTACATCCCCGAAAGTTTTGGTTCCAGCAAGCCTCTTTGCTCTTCTGAGTCCAGGCGTCCTGCTTTCCCTGCCATCGATGAAATTCGCAAGCATGGAGTCGTCACGCATGTCAATCCTGATTCACGCCCTCGTGCTGGCTATACTGTACTGGGTCATTGTAAAGTTCGGTCTATTTAAGACGACTCTTACTCGTGCAGATATTCTTGTCCCAGCTCTCCTCTTTGCTCTCCTCAGCCCGCCATTCCAGAAGACCTCATATGCATACGTCGGTGTTTCAACGATTCTATTTATCATCATATTCACTCTACTTAGAAGCAAGTTCCCACAGTATTATTAGCGAATGAAACACTTGATGGTTGGACCAGGAGGTATATACTTCTACTCCCTATTCGGCCTTGTGTGTCGTCTCCATAAAGACGGACACCTCAGAAACCTGAAAGAAATTTCAGGCAGTTCAGCTGGGTCACTCACAGCTTTTCTTTATCTTATGGGGAAGGACTCACTCGATAAAGTAAAGGAGTACATATTTTCATGTGAATATGGAGACACGTTTAAAATGCACCCGATGCGTCTCATAAAGAAGTATGGTCTCATCGATACCATGGCTGGTCGGAATTTTTTGAAAACACTATGTTCCCATGTCTTTGGTCTTTCCGATGTCACATTTGAGCAGTTGTATGTCCGCACGAATATAGTACTCCACATCTCTTCAATCTCTCTCCTCAAAAATGACGTCGAGTACTTTTCCGTGCACACCCACCCAACACTCTCTGTCCTCGATGCAGTGTGTATGAGTATCGCAGCTCCATTCGTATTCACCCCATTTAAAAACCATATTGATGCCGGAATGATTGAGCTGGTACCATATGCTCCATTCATTGGGAAGGATGACGTCGTATCCATCATAAATGAACAGGATATGTATAACCCGTCGAAGAATAGTATATTCTCCCATCTTTTTCACGTGCTCAACCTCATATCACGACTGAGGAGGGATGAGAGTTTTTCAAAACGAATCATCATCCCATCGTTCGAAAAAGGGGTTTTTGATTTCAAGCAAAGTCCGAGTGACCGTATGAAACTCTTTGTACATGGCTACAACATCAAACCAAACCTGCTGTCACCAATCGAGATTGACGGTGAGATTCAAGTGGGTCAAGACATTTCAGACCAATCGGAATCTTGTACCGGTCAAGTTGCCACGCAAACTGAAGAACATCGTACAAGTCAATACAATCTTGTACACTCGTGTGTGACAGAGAACCAGGGTTCCGACCAATCCTCTGAAGACACTCATCCAGGGAACATTGGAGCTCCCTCCGAATCATACGGAAATTGTGACAGTACTCTTGAATCAACATCTGAGAGCACACACGATTCTGGACTCGAGGAAGAAAATGAATCGATGGACAAAAGTACTTTTGACCGTACATGAGTTCAAATGTTCTCGCGAGGTGTTTCATATCATTATCTAACGAGTGCATGATAATGACGGGTGTCTTACTCCTCTTGAGAGCGAATCGCTCAATATCTTCAAGACACTCCTTCAGTGTGCCTTCGAAATCAGCGTTCACGGGACTCATCGCAAGCTTCTGTGTCAGTTCGTCACGAACGGCACGTGCATATACATCGGTGCATAGGTATTTGCACGTGCTCATAATATGAGCATTTGAGCCGAGACAATATGAAACAACACCAATCTCATAGACCAGTTTATGTTGATACGTACACTCGATATCTACACCGATTGCATGAATATCATTAACATCCATATTGAAATATAATATGCGTATATTTCTAAATGGCTACGATTCGTGTTAACCGCAAGTCTTATGTACGCAAGGATGGTACCAGGGTTCGCTCCACCTCATACACCACAAAGAATCTTGGTCGCAGGGGAAAGGGACCAAAACTCTTCACACTCAAAAAGGGTGGTATTCCAGGGTATCACTTTTGGAACTCCAAGAATGTTCGTCGCGCTGCCCTGCTCGCTGTCAATGTCCCACTCGCGACTCTCTCCCGTCGCCTTCAGGCTATCGCAACACTAACTAAAAGAACACAGCCCACTCATTCTAAGATATACAGTCTGAACAGAAGATGGCTTATCAAACACAGACGCTAAGCGTCCTTCGAAAAGATGAGACTGTTTTATCAATACGAAATAATAATACGATTCAGGATGTACTTCACGTGGTTATAGTCATGTCAAACCCATGTCGATTCAAGAAGAGAGCACAACTTGCACGTGAGTTTATACAGAGAATGACACACGAACCCCATGTGTCATTGTATGTTGTTGAACTCGTCTTTGGTGACAAGAACTTTCAGATTACACATAGAGAGAACCCAAACCATCTCCAACTTCGTGCTCAGGTTCCACTCTGGCACAAGGAGAATCTTGTAAACATTGCTGTTCGTAGACTTTTACCGAGTGACTGGAAATGCTTTGCTTGGATAGATGCTGACATCATCTTTGAGAGTCCGACATGGGCACAAGATACCCTCAAGATTTTGAATGGTGACAAGGACATCGTACAACTCTGGTCTCATTGTGATGACATGGATGTGAGTGGCCATACCATGAAGATGTTTCAATCATTTGCACATCAATACACCCTTGGCCGTGTGTATCATACTAGTGGAGTAAATCTCTGGCACCCTGGGTATGCGTGGGCAATGTCACGTGACGCATATGAAAGAATCGGTGGACTCTATGACCTATCAATTCTCGGAAGCGGTGACCATAACATGGCTATGGCCATAGTGGGGTACATGAGTCTCAACCCAAATACGACCAAAGGGTACAGAGATAGTCTTATGAGTCGTCTCGGACAGTTTATACAGTTGAGAATTGGATATGTGCCTGGTGTCATACGTCACTACTTCCATGGCTCAAAGAAGAACAGACAATACTCTGACCGATGGAAGATTTTAGTCAAGCATGAATATGACCCATATAAACACGTGATGTACAGGGAAGATGGACTGTTAGTACCGACGATGGAGTGTCCACAGGAACTTCTCAACGATATTCTGAAATACTTTCACGAACGCAACGAGGATGAGAGGTAATCTTTGTAGAGTAGAATATAAGGTGCAATTAACAGGAATGTTTTGATGGCATCCGCATTGTCCTTTGACCAAGCATCAGGGTCTTTGAGACCTTCGTCCAGTGCCTCTCGCGCTCGTCGTAGATGAAAGAGTGCATCATCAATGCAGTGAAGTACAGATGTCTTGTGTGTGATTCGTTTCAGAGATTCCACCTCCTCGAGTGCATAGTCAATTGACCCGATGGCGAGAGTTTGCTCAGTCATAAAGGGTCTACTGATAAAATGTTTAAATTGTTGGGATATATTGCCACCTCAAGTCCGCTGTAATCTTTTTCCAAATCTGGTCGTGTTTGTACAGCTTCTCTTTGGATTTCAAGAGGGGAAAGCACGGAAGATACTCATCCTCACCCAGGAGTTCACAGAATTTATAAAGAACATACGAGTAACTCAGAAAGTTGATTCTCTCCTTTGGACAGTGGCGGTCAAAAGGTTCTTGAATCTGAAAGAACATCAGCCGAAGACGGTCTTCGAGGTGTTGTGGCATTGTTGGTGGTGTGATTCCATTGACGAGTGTTGTAATATATGGAGTATGTTCGTAATACTTGTTGTACCCAAGTTTCTTTAATATATCCTTGATTTTAGAGTGTGTGATATCATTCTTGTCTGTAATCTTCTGCTTCTTCAGTTCAATATTAATGTCGTCGATAATGTTCCTTGGTACGGAAGTTGACTCCTTTGCCTGGAATTGATACACCCATTCATTAAAGTGGTTCTCACGTTTGTATGAATACACAATCTTTTTGTCCATATCCTGACCCTCCTTGAACCCAATCTCATCGTCATATTCGAATGTATTTACAACAGCACAGTTACCACATATCTGTTCAGATGACTGGATAAAGAGAAGAAGATTACTTGAACCACACGCCTTGCATATATCTGAATCACACTCTGTTTCTTCGCACCGCTCGTACACCTTCTTCATAAACTTTCTATACAGGTCTCCCTTCTTCTGCTTTGTCTGGATAATCAGACCCTTGAAATTTGTAGACTCGGTGTTCACTGGTTCAGTTGACGTGAATGACTCTTGAATAAATGGTATACAGTCCAAGAGATAACTGACACGTTCATCATCTGTTGTTAGCTCTTTTAACTTAGAATGAATTTCACTTTCCATAATAATGATAAGGTGGATACTTTTTAAACTTATAGACATTTGGCTCATATTCAGGAGACGAAATTGGGAAGTGATTGAACAGGGTGATTACAGTGACGGTACGATGTTCACACGGTACACATACAACGGGAATGAGTACACACATATAGGTGATTTTCCATTCAAACCATCCATCGGATTTCGGATTCCTATTCAAAGTGTTCTCGTAGATGGAAGAGATGAGACGTCTCTCGTGAAACAGTATATGGGACCATTTAGGGTCTCTCTTCCAGACACGGGGTACATTTTTTATAAAAAACAATTACGTTTCGAGTTTGGGTTTGTCAATGGTGGTATAAGATTCCGTCTCGTGACCAAGCGGGTCAAGGGTGACAGGAAAGATGTTCAGATTACTCGCTTATCGGTGCTAGATAGAATTCAATATTTCCAAGGTTTGCGATGAAATAGTTGAAGAGAATAGGGCCATCGACGCTCTGTTGGATATTGACTGTGGAGCAGATGTTTGTCGCCTTGGCAAACATGTTGATGTACTTGAGTGAGTATGTATGTTTAAACGTATCACATGGACACTCGGATGCCTCAATCTCCGTCACCTGTCCAACAAAATCTCCGTAACATGCAAAGATAATCTGATTCCGTGTTCTCTGGATGATGACATCTGATGAAAAATTGAGCATGTCCCGCACGATTCTCTGAAAGTACATTGATGCCACGTTGGTCGTAATGTCAAAGGTCATGCTGTTCATAATGTACTCCTCCTCGTTAATGTCTAGAAGCTTCATCTTATACACCGTCTTGCTCTTCTTCTGAACATTCTCGACGATAATCTCCATAATGTCGTGAGACTCTGGAATTGACATTTCCAGTGTGTCGTTGTTTCCAATAATCTTCAACAATTTGAATGTGTTTGAGATGTTCAGCCCGGCTATGATTCGTGTAGGACACTCGTAAATTTCAAAGTTGTTCGCCTTCAATTGCATATTGATAAATGTCACTTTTGCCATATCAAGTGTCTTGAGTGTGACACCATCCGAGTCAAACACAATATTCACATCTGACACGATATCCTTCAAAACATCAAACACAGACTTTATCGCTGACGCTTGAACCGTCTTTAATTTCATTGTATACAATGGGACTCAAGTTTTTAAACTCGCATATGCATCCTGCACACTCATTGAAATCTTCTTCTCGAGTTCCGGTGTCATCTTGGGTGCAAGGGATGTTCCAAACTGGTTCACATCGAAGAACCCATCTGGTTCGTTCCCATCAATGTCAAATCCATGTCCAGTGGTTGAAGCCTCTGGTTCAGATTGAATAAACCCATTCAGATACTCCTTAATGTCAGAGCCAATCATAATTTGTCCATCGGGACAGATGAGAGTTGGGACTCTGTCGACACCATTTGGAACACCGAACTTGTTCACATCATGAAACTTCATCACGGACACGAGTGCGTCGTGGTTCTTTATAAACTCGAGGAGATTCACACAGTGTTCGCTTCTGAGTGAAAATACGAGTACATGCATTTCTAAGTATCACCCTTAAATTTATAATTGCAAAAAATATCCACGAGTAGTAAATGTGGATAATTGTGCTTCTCACTCTGTTTGCTCTGTTTCTCTTGTACAGACAGAAGAGCCGGGACTCATACAACCCCACTGATGAGAAGATGATTAACGACATCGTTGGTGCACTACAGAAAAAGCGACCTGAGCTTTCTCCGATTAATACAGTGAGTCGTGATGGGAACACGGCTCGCATGATGTTCCTCAATACGAATACATATGCAGGACAACTCGGAGATGCTCGAGTCACAAGTGATTCCGCTGACGTTTCGTTTGTTCACGAAAATAAAGTTCCCTTCAAGTTGTAGAGAATGTTGTCCGTCAAGGAGATTCGAACCATTGAGTCACGGAAGCGAGAAATGAAAAAGGAATTGTACAAGGCGATACTCAAGATGTTCTCAACCCGTGTCACAAATGCCGTTGAGTTGGGTCAGACTCAGGTGTTTCTAAGTGTTCCACAGTTTGTCATCGGGTACCCGATGTTTGATAGAGAGGCTGCACGAAAGTACCTTGCTCGACAAATGTCAAACCTCGGATATGATGTCACTCTCTATGGTGAGTATGACATGTATGTGTCATGGCTCAAGATGAAGTACAAGGAAAAGGACAAGGATGTGAACCAGCTTCCGATTTTTGCAAATATACACAAGATTGCAGAGACTTTGAGGGGAAAAAAATAATACACCAGTGTAAATGGAAGCCTCCGTCGAAGCGAAGCGTCAGTACCTCTCCGTCCTCTCTCAAGTCATGTCTCCAATCATGGCTGATACATTCACAAATATGTACAAGGAGGCTGTCACCCGGTCAAATCGTCACAGAGACCAAGTGGCTAAATGTTTCATTGTACTCCTCGAGGAGATTGAAAACTGGAACAATTCCATCATACAGCAACACGCAGACGAGTATGAACAAAAGTGCCACTATTTTTCTGACCTACTTGCCGCTGTTTTTGTGTGTTATGTCAAGATTCTCTCGAGTGTCAGAATCACCAAAGACCCGAAGAAACTCCAGATTAAACTGCCAACGAATGGTGACTTTATCCACCAGTCACTCATGATGGCCTCAAAGGAGTTTATGAAGCACTTGAACATCTTCAGAGAGGAGAGGCAGATTCTACGTGATGCCGAGATTCAGCGCATCTGTCACGAATCGATTGAAAAGACACTCAACAAACTCATCCCATATCAGCAGATTCTCAGAACGTACGTTGCAGACACAGCCAATCTCAATTTTGGTGGGGATGAGGCAAGTGACCCGTCATTTATAAATGAACCTGAACCCGAATCAAATGACACAAGTTCTGAACCTGAGATGACTGAAGCAAGAGACCCGTCACTTGAAAACCAACCATCGGAACAAGTTGTAGAAGAAAAGACCATACCGGTTGAACCAAGGCCACCACTTTTTCAAGATGCATCTGAGAACCTTTTCCCTGTACATTCTAAGAAACAATGAGTTGGAGAGACCATCTTCGCAATCCTATTTCAGCAGCACTCGTCGCATTCTTTACAGTCATTGGGACACTTCTCGTGTATGACCACTTCTCACACGGGAAGAGGTTCAAGAATTCACGGTATATTAAACCCGCATTCCTCGTCGCCGTACTCGTGTACGCAATCGTGTATCATGGGAATGTAATCAATGAAGTAGTTTAAAAGATTTAGTATGAGTATCATATATAATGGCCGGAACCACTATAACCTCTTTTAACGAGCTAATGCAGCAGTTTCTCGATGACCTTGAGGTTGCATTTCCAACCGAGTCTGCGATTAAGAAGTATCAGGCTACATTCGGTCTTCTCAAGAAGACGAATGCACGCAAGCCACTGACTGAGTTTATGTCATCCATCACTCCATTTGCATCTCAGATTATGTCCAAGGATGAATCGTTCTTTCTGCAGTCTGATGTAGACTTTGTCAAGTCTCTGAACATCAAAGACCTCTGGTCTCAGGCTACACCAGAGAATAAGGATGCAATTTGGCAGTACCTTCAGACTCTGTACATCATTGGTATGACCATTTCATCACTTCCCCCAGAGACACTCTCTGTCATTGAGAATGTTGCAAAGCAGTGTGCAGAGAGTCTCAAAGGAACGGAGTTTATGGAACTGCTCGGAAAAAATCCTATGAAGATGTAAAGGAATGGAGCTGTCTACACTCTTCACACCGTCGTCTTTTAAAAATTTCTGGCCACTCAAGTCCCAGTCTCGTATTGAGCAGCTCAAGTCAGTTGCGCGATTCATTGTGTACGGTACACTCATCACATTTCTGATAAAGAGGAATGTTCGTATTCTCGTGATTGGTGCAATCCTCTTTGCAGCCGTGTACTATTATACGAATAGTCTGACCAAGACTCCAGACGTCCCTGACCTTCCATGTTCAGCATTCAACCCAGATGACCC